TCAGCCTGTTCAGCAGCTTTCATGACGGCTTTCATTTTTTCTTCTTTCTCAGTCTGTTCAGCAGCTTTCATGACGGCTTTCATTTTTTCTTCTTTCTGAGCAATTGCGGCAGCTTTCATGACATGGTCGGATGGCATTACAGCGGGTCTCATCGAACCAAAAGAAGGCCCCATGGGTCTCATCGAACCAAAAGAAGGTCCCATGGGTCTCATCGAACCAAAAGAAGGCCCCATGGGTCTCCTCGAACCAAAAGAAGGCCCCATGGGTCTCCTCGAACCAAACAATGGTCGATTTAAATTAGATGGGGGTGCTTTTAATGGCCTGACGTCGTATTGTTTTATTTTGCTAGTATCGATATATTTTTGTTGTTTCATTGCTGCATATTTAGCTTGCGATTGTATTTTTTCATCTAACACACGTTTAACATCCGAGTCGCGCTTTTGTGCAGCATTTCTGGCAGCAATACGCGCTGCATCCATGTTTGAATATGTACCGTCCATTCTTCTGATCGAACCCATTGGTCTTTGTGTAGGGTATTTCGAAGGATCTCCACATTTCCCGTCGGCGCATTCGGCTCGAACTCCAGTTCCCTTTTTGATCGGGTACTTGGAACTCGTTTTACCGGTCTGTAAATTTTCTTTTTTGGAAACATCATTTGCGATGGCAATACCTACAGATAAATCTTTCACCGGTTCGACCTGACGCGTTTTTACCCAATTTTCATCGGTTTTGGGGGGTGTTATTTTGCGTATACCTGAAACGCCTGCCATTTCATTATATTCGTCGGCCGGGTCTTCGTCCAACGCGAGAGATTGATCGCCGATAATTTCAACATCTTTAGTGGGGGGGTTGACTACGACTGAGACTGGTTCGTCTTTCTTTCTCGCGTTATATTCAGCTTCACGTTCAATCGAACGCAACTCTGCTTCGCGTATCAACGCTTCCATTTTTTTAGAATTAGCATTATTTTTCATTAGTATAACGACTGCGACAATTATAATTATCGTGACGATAACCACAATCCCCGTGATATTCTTATTCATATTACAATAATCAGATATTTTAATATGGTGTTGGTATTATACTTGCACGAACTTTATTGACATAATAAACATACCCTGCGAGAAGTGTTACAAATGCGATGATGATATAGTTGAACGAAAATTTTTTACGTTTGGTTTGGATGAGAATGTTTTCAGCTTCTTCCTTATTAGGTAATCTCTGAACACTCTCGTGTAGAAGATCAATTTTTCCAATGAGAGCGTAAAGTGCTTCTAATATCTGTGCCTCTTTGTTCACTGGTTTTTCTTTGATATCAACGGATGTCACTTCTAAAATCATATACCACTTAGAATCGGGTTGAAGGGTGTGGTACCCACCGTCGTCCTGGTGTTCATATATATTGAAATTGAGTTTCTTGATCGATATCGGATTAAAATAATTTGTCTGGCGTCGGAATGATTTCCATTGTTTATCGCGAAGTATCGTATGTGATCCGTGATTATAATGTCTTTCCAACGGGATCCTTGCAAAAATCTGGCCATGTCTTTCATCGAGCATTTGTGCGCGTTGAGGTATATCCGGACATATGATATCCACATATTTGGCTATATCACTTGGGTGACTATCTGAATTGGGTGTCTGATCTCCTACCTGTGTAATATAAAAGTCGACAAGCTTTACACCGAGAACGCGACTACTATCTTCGACGTGTGTATTAGATTTGAGGGTGAGGTCGAGAGAAAATGTATTATTTGAACCGTTAACGTATTCGGAATCGACGACGATATACTGTATTTTTTTAGGTATATCTTGTAATGATGTCGTCATCTACAGTGTTTCGATAAAAAAATATGGCTTAAGTTGCGAGTGATTACTTTTATCTTCAAGTAAAATGGAAACCTTTATCGAACTTCGAGACCAATTAAAAAATGAAAATATCCCCTCCGTCGTCGATAGGCTCCTGAATGATATCGAGCGCGAGTTTCGCGGTGTTGTACGAGATCGACAGAAATTAGAGGAAGAGAACAAGGATCTTAAAGCACAAATAAAACCTAAAAAAGTCAAAAGTGTTCGCACGAGATGTCCATGCATAACAGCGAAGGGTACGCAATGTCGTAAATTCTGTGTCGAAGGAGCTGATACGTGTAAAGTTCATTCAAAGCCGCTTAAGCCTGTAAAACCTCCTAAAAAACCTCGTGTAAAAAGGCAGTCCTGTAGTGGGGTCAATATTAGGGGTAATCCATGTCGTAATAAGTGTATTGATGGTAAGACGTTTTGTGAGCGACACGACCCCGATGCCCCCGTGGTCGCTAAAAAAACGAAACGTAACAAAAAACGAGATATTCAGATGCATACACACGAACCGGGTGAAGTTCCAACAGTTCGCTGTCTATTATGTGAAACGCATGGGGATATGTTCGATCCAAATCTAATTAATCATACGCTGGTGGAAAGTAGCGGTTCACATGGATATACATTACGAAATTTTATTGCTTCGAGAAGGGGTGTATGTCAACCAATTAAATAATCTATGTAATAATAAATATGAAAGGTTTTGAGTTCCTGACAGCTGTTTTATTACTGGGTGTCTATAATTTTACACGGCCTACGATAAAAAGAACGTCTCCAATTGAACCACGAAACGAGATTATGAATCGCCCTGATCACTTTATGATGGGAAATCAATACTCTCCGAAATTCAACAAAAAATAATAATTGTCCTTAATAAGAGACATGGTCACGGCTATATTAACAGTGTTAATACTTATTACTGTCGGCCTTGTTATCATTCAACTCAGGAGAGGTGATAATGTCAAACCGATAGTTCAGAATGAACTTCTCGAAATTCCGGTCGATGACGTAAAAATTGAACGAGCGAAAGTTATTGTGGATAAGTTAGAAGATGATGATACTAATTCGGAATCGATAGATAAAACCGTCGAAGCTGCGAAGAAGATTATCAAGCAGGTCGAGACAAAAAATACCGCGATAATCGCAAAAACGGTTAAAGTACAGGCTACCGTGAAGAAAGAAGCTTCTCAAGCAAAGGTCTTAGAAATTCAGAAGAAACTAAAGGAACTTGATATAAAGGCTGCTCAATCTATACAGAAAATCAAAAGTAAACGTGACACGGTTTCAAAAATTAATACTGCACTAGAGGAAGTGGTTGTTAGGTCTCAAAAAGAAGTGGCGGAGCAAGAGGAAAAGGAGCGACTTTTAAAAGAGGAGATGGAAGAGAAGAAACGTCAGGCTGAGCTGAGAATACTGGCCGCGAAACAAAAGGCAGAGCAGGCGAAAAGGGAGAAAGAAGAGCGAGCGGCTGCTTTTAGAGCCAAAATGGCAAAGTATGCAGAAGATAAGGCGGCGGCTGAGGCGGAAGTTATTGAGAAGGAGAAAAAAGCTAAGCAGGCTCGTGCACTCGAAATCGCATTAGCGAAAAAAGCGCTTCAAGATGAAGCCGCGGCTGAGATGAAAAGAGTTCTCGAAGAGCAGCGATTATTACAGGAAGAATTAAAAGAAAAAGAACTCGCAGAATTACAAGAAGCTGAAGAAGCTCGACAGACTCAACTGGAAGAAAATAGAGTTCAGATGGAAGAGGCTAAAATTAAGCGTGAAGAGCAAGAGGCCGAAGCGGCTGAAGCGGCTGCAGAACTGGCTGAAAAAGTGCAGATGGAGAAAGAGGAAGCTGAAGAAATGAGATTAATTGAAGAAGATCGTCTGGCAGAAATTGAAGCGGAGCGTCTCGCTGCTGAAGAAGAGGCTGCCGCTGTTCTAGAAGAAGAACGACAGCGTCAGGAAGAAATGGATAGGGAAGCGGAAGAACTTCGTCTTGAGCAAGAAGATGAATTGCGTGAACTTGAAGAAGAGCGTGCAGCTGAAGCAGCTGAGGTTCAAGAAGATTACGAATTGGAAAGACAGGAATATGATAGACTGAAAGAAGAACTGGCAGAGGAAGAACGCGAATTCTTAGAAGACGCGAAAGAAGAAGCTAGACTGTCTAAAATATCTCATGATGCAGACATAGCTGCGAATGAGCAAGAACAAAGTGATGCACTTGATCAAAATCTTTCTGAAAGTGAGGCGGCTGCTGAGAGGCTCGTGGAACGAGTAGACAATATACAAGAGAGTGCAAATGTCGCAGCTGAGACGGCTACGAGTTTGAGTGAGTCCGGTACCCCTCAATCTACTGGTACTGGTACTGCTCCTGCAGCAGAGCCCCTGAAATTCTTCTGTTTATCACCCGATCCCGTACCAAAATTAGATGACAATGGTAACGAAACAGGTGAGTATTATGCATACGGTGATGATAAACGTGATCCTAATCAACCCAAGACTATTCCAGAAGAGAGGTGTGAGCGAAAATGGGGTATCTTCGACAGCAAGGGTAATGAAGTCAGAGGGCGTGCAGCTGAGGGAATGAGGGAATCATATGAAGACGTTTGCACCACACACTATGTGCCAAACCCGGGTTATGTACCACCGTCTGATTGGGATGGTATCATGGATAAGGAAAAATGTGATAGTATCGATGGATTTAATTGGACACAACGCGAAGGGACTTCATCGTCACAATGTTTACACGACGCATCAGATACGTCATTTGCGAAGGTAACAAATTGTATAACTGCGGGTGGTTATTCGCATCATGGTTCGTATACTGATCAGAAAATCCTGGATACAATGTCGAACATCGACAGGTGGAAGACGTTACGAGAACAGGCTAATAAAGAACGTGAGAAGAAGCGTCTGGAAAGTAAAAGACGTGCTCTTCGGGCAATCAAGGAAAATGAAGACAGACTTGCTGCATACAAAATACGAATGGAGAAAAAACGAGAGGCGTATCTTGAATCTCTTCGTCACGACTGTGAATACCAATACAGTAAAACGGTAAAATCTGGATTAAAAAGTTATATTGAAGCTATCAAAAAGAGTGCTACTGCGTTACATCCACAAGGTACTCCCAAGGGTAGGGCTGATGCACAGAAATTATTAATGTATGACCCATCTGCACAAGAGTGTCGTCCATGTGATCCATTCACGAAAGAGTATTTACACATTATTAAAGAGCCGAGTGATCCAGGTAAAAAGTCATGTCCAACGGAAAATCCAAGAAAGACGCCGTGTACACCGGTTATTTCGTGTTCTGAGTATACACAAAAGATGAATGCAACAACCCGTGCGCGTCACGAGGCTTTACTTACACTTGAAACTAAAAACAAGGCCGAATTAAAAGATTTACTTGTGTTTGCGCGTGCTGAAAGTAAAGCCCGTGGTTCGTATGAACGCCAGGTTAAACGGATCAACACAGTCGTAACAGCGTCACAAAAAACTAGATATGATACGGCTGTAGCTGAAAAGAAAAAGGCATGGGATGATGCAAAGAAGAAATACAACGAAGAGGGACAGAAATTATTTAGTGCATATTACGATGAAGTCGTCGCAATACCCCAACAGTTACAGTACTGTAACATACGATCATTAACCCCAAATGACTTCCAGTTGATAACCACGCAACGTAAAGATTCACTCAATAAAAAATATTTCGGTAATAATTTACCATACGATTACGCGGTAAGAGGTGAAGGTGTTTATATAGCACCCGATAAATTCGCGATACTTGCTAGTACACTTCCACTGAAAAATTTACCCAATTGTGGTGGGACTAGATTTTCAGGTTCACCGGTTGTTAATAATGGTCCTGGGTATTTATCACCTCAGAGTGGGTCAAACGTAGTTATTTCAAATAAATCCAATGCAAACATAAGGGATAATTATCATGGTTCATGTTCAGTAGACGCGAAAGAAAAGTATGGAAATACGTTCAAAAGTAGTGGAGGTAATTACGCGGCTGTATACGATTCTAGCCTGGGTACAACCTATATATTGGAGAAGCGTCGCGCAAATAGATATCATAATGGACGAGTTGAACATCTCAAACAACAAGGGTCGTTCGCGATAGAACCGGGTGGGAAACTGGTTCTTCTCCATGCGAAAAAAGCTAGAGATGAAGTACATCTTAAAGATCAAAGTGGCAACCTCCTGTACGCTCAAAAAACTAAAAGAACCTATGATAGTTGTTTAAGAAGGGTTGGTCGGATGAGGAGCTGTCGAGGTGGATACAAATATAGTCGTGTGAATGATACCACAAAACCCATAAAGAGTTATACATATCACCCACGACAATCTCAGAGAACTGAACTATACAACTTTAATGATACGAGTAAAGGGTATACGTTGATTGCAAATTTTGCTACCAAAGATTTCTGGTTAATTTCCACCGACGGAAGGTATTATAGCGTAGCTAACAATAAAGTGCAGCGTTTAGACTCTTCACTCAAATGCAAAACCACAAAACCTGTGATTTCGAATGCAATCGGCGGATTTAGAGGTATGAAAAAGCATATAGCTGACTGTTTTGATCGGGGAAGTAACGCTGGGTGCACTGATGTATACGGTAAACTTGCTCGGTTGAACACGGTAATGAGTGGTTTTACGAGGGCGAGATACATGGGGGTGAACAT